AACTTCAGATTGCTGGCGTAATTTTTGACCATTGATGGAACGCGGGTGTAAGCCACCACGCCCATCACAGCCATCGTTCCAGACATCACAAAGCCCAGTGCGCCGAGCAGGTTAAAGACCTTTTGCATGATGGTTGCCAAAGAAAAACCCCTTCCCGTGTGAGGCGAGGAAGGGGCGTTTGCGTCTCTGCAGACTCAAGCTAGCTCAGAAAGAGAACTTCGCGCCAGTCTTGAAGCCGAGACCGAACTCATCTCCGGTGCTGAAAGAAACTTCACCGTAGAGAGGACCGCCGCTGATACCAGCTTTGCCGGTGAACTCAACTTCGTCTTCACCAGCATCAGGGAAGATCAGAGCAGGACCAGCCTGGATGTAAGCACCGTTGTCGAAGTCATAACCAACATGACCTTCGAGAATGCCTGAACCAACGCCAGAGTCGAGACCGACACCAACATTCAGTTCAGGGTTGACGTACCAATCTGCGCGTGCAGACAGGGGGGCCAAGGCAAGAGCACCA